AAGCCGCGCCCTCAGAAAGCGCCGGCGAAAGCTGGTGCTGGGAGCGGGCGCTAGGTCTCTGGTGTGAGGCCGGTTTTGACCCCGACACTTTTTGGGGTCAGACTCCTCGGATCTTTCACATCACTTTGTCTGCTAGGTCCCGGATGCTCGAACGTGAGCAGCAGGACCGGGCGTGGTTAGCGTGGCACATAGCTGCCCTGCCTCGCATGAAGAACTTTCCCACGCTGGAAAAGCTAATGGGCGGTAAGACTAAAGCTCGGCGACAGACGGTTTCCGAGATGGAGGCGATTATGGCAGCCTGGGCTGGGAGAAAGTAAATGAGCGCTGCTACCGTTGGCGCCCTCCGAGTTTCCCTCGGACTAGACAGCGCCCAGTTCACCGAAGGTCTCACAGCTGCTAGGAAGCACCTGAAAGGTGTGGGCAAGCAGATGGAACAGACCGGGGCTACGATCGCCACGGTCGGAGCCGGGATGACTGCTGCGATCACGGCCCCGCTTATTGCTATGGGGTTCGCAGCTTCTAGGGCAGCGTCCCAGGCGGCTGAAGCTATGGGTCAGGTGGAAGCTGCTTTGACCTCGATGGGCGGCGCGTCGGGCAAGACCAAAGAGGAACTGGCTAAGCTGGCCGATGGCCTCATGAGGTCGAGCCTTTACGATGACGACGACATCCTGCGGAAGGTTACGGCAAACCTTCTGACGTTCGGCAATGTAGCCGGGGACGAGTTCAACCGGGCGCAACAGGCGGCGGTCGACCTGGCCACTCGCATGAACATGGACTTGCAGCCTGCCACCCTCCTGATCGGGAAGGCGCTGAACGACCCTATCAAGGGTCTGACTGCTATGGGCCGGGCGGGCATCCAGTTCTCGGATAGCCAGAAAGAAACTATCAAGTCTATGGTCGCAGCGGGTAACGCGGCCGGAGCCCAGCGGATAATCCTGGCTGAACTGGAACGTCAGTTCGGCGGAGCAGGTGCTGCAGCTCAAGCGACCGACCCCTACGACCGCATGCGAGACAGCCTGAACACGCTGTCTGAAAGCATGGGCGGGATCATCAACGAGTTCCTCGTCCCGATGCTGGACAAGCTGGCGGTTATGTTTGACCGCTTCGACACTTTGTCGCCGCAAATGCAGAAGTTCATCGTGATCGGGGCGGCTATCGCCGCGGCCCTGGGTCCGGTGGTCATGGTGATCGGCGGAGTGGTTTCTGCCGTCGGCGTTTTGATCGCCTCGCCCCTCCTCCCGTTCATCGCAGCAGCGGCCGCCGCCGCAGTTGTCCTGGCAGTGGTGTTCGCTAAATGGGGCAAGGACATCATCCCCGTTTTGCAGCACTTCGGGAAAGAGGTTGCTGCTGTTCTAGGCCCGAAAATCAAGCCGCTGTTCGATGCGGTCGTGGGTCTGGTGGGACAACTCGGCAAAGCCTTCGCGTCTGTCTTTTCTTCGGAAGGTGGATCGGCGAGTCAGAACTTCAAGACCTTCGGCACTCTGGTAGCCCGGATCTTCGGAGTCATCGTCGAAACTATGACTGGTGCTATCAACGTCATCACCAACCTAATGAGGGCGCTGGGGGCTGCACTCCGGGGTGACTGGTCGTTGATGTGGAACGCTCTTGGCTCTGCCGTCCGGTCGATGGTGGTCGCAGTGCTCAACTCCGTTGAGACTTTGTTCCCTGGCATCACCGAGTCTGTCCGCAAGACCTACGAAGGCGTAAAGCTCTGGCTGCAGCAGAAACTGTTTGAGGTGCTCCGCGGCGTAGTCGACAAGGTGAAGTGGGTTTCAGACGCCTTCTTCAAACTCTACGACGCCGTGGTTGGTAACTCGTTCGTGCCTGATATGGTCGAGGGGATCGCCCACTGGATGGGCAAGCTCGACGCCGGGATGGTTGTCCCGGCCCGGAACGCGACCGATGCCACGCGTGAGGCTTTTGAGACCCTCCGAAACGACGTGGCTTCGATCATGGAAGGTCTAATGACCGACCAAGAGCGCGCTGCCAGGGAACTGACCAGGCAGACTGCAATCATCCGGCGCGCAGTGGCCACCCCCGGAATGGGGATCTCTGCTGCCCAGGGGGCACAGCTTGAAGGGGGGGCAGCCGCAGCCGGCATGACCCTCGGCGATCCGATCGGCCCCTTGGGTCCGATGGCGTCCCTGGCTCACGCGGATGGTCTGGCCGGCGGCTTGAGGGCTTCTAGGGAAGCTTTCGACAAGGCCGCAAACGACTTCGCAGACTCTTTCGCTAGCGGGATGGAACGGGTCCTCAGTGGCGACATCAAGGGCTTCTTCAATGATCTCCTGCGCGACTTGATGGGGGAACTCCTCCGCGGGGTCGGTAGGTCTATCTTCGGCTCGATGGGCGGCAGCGCTCAAGGTGGTGGGGGAAGCTTCTGGGGCACCGTCCTCGGGGGTCTGAAAATCCCCGGCTTCAAGACGGGCGGCTCGTTCAAGGTTGGCGGCTCCGGTGGTGCCGATAGCCAACTGATGCAGTTCCGGGCTACACCAGGCGAGATGGTCAACATCCGCAAGCCAGGTCAGGACACGGGCGGCATGGTTCTCCGGGTTAACCCCTCTCCATACTTCGATGTTCAGGTCGAGCGTGTCGCCGCACCGATGGCGGTCCAGGCTGCCGCCACGGCCTACGGTGCCACGCGGTCGGATATGGCCACGGCCCAGCGTCGTTCCCGCCAGAGGTTCGTCTGATGGCCATCACCCTGCCAGCCACTCCGGGGCCTCGCAACATCACCGCCCGGCTGGTTAGCCGCCGCCGTGATCTGGAGCCGACATTCAACGGGCCGACGAGCCGCGTTCGCCGGATCGGTTCGCGGTGGTCAATCGACTTTGATTTGCCGCCGATGACGTATTCGGATGCGATGGTCTGGGTCGCGGCCCTGACCTCGGCTGAAGCCGACACGGTGATCCTGGCGGTTCCGCAGCCCGGTTTCTCGACCGGCGTTCCTGGCTCGCCGCTGGTCAACGGGGCCAGCCAGCTGGGATCGACTATTGACCTTGACGGGTTCTCGCCGTCCTATGTTGCTACGGTCGGCCAGTGGTTCAACATCACGGTGTCAAGCCGCCTGTATCTCTACCAGGTCGCTACCGAAAAAATGGCAAGCGCCGACGTGATGGCTGATCTCGCGATCAATCCTATGATCCGCGCCTCGCCCGCGAACAACTCGGCCGCCGACTTCACGACCCCGAAGATCGAAGGCTTTTTGTCGGGCGACCAAACCGCATGGACTGTGGACACGGCCCGCCATGTTGGGCTATCCTTCACCATCACTGAGGCCCAATAGCCAATGGCCCTGGAAGCCACATTAGACACGGCACTTCGAGGGGCTGCTCCCCTTGTTGTTCACCTTGTCAAGATTGTGCTGCCGGGCGGGACCATCCGGGTTCTGGACGGGGCCGGCACCCTGACCTTCAACGCCGAGACCTATACCGGCGAGGACGCGACCTTCGGGGTGCTGGACAGCCTTGAGGCCATCGGGGAACAAGTCGGCACGGAAGCCCCGGCGATGCGCCTGACGTTCCTCCCGGCATCTCTGTCGGCCCTGTCGCAACTGACGACCCCGTCTAATCAAGGCTCGCCGGTTTCAATCTGGTTTGGGGCCGTAGACCCGGCAACGGGCCTGTTGCTTGGAACTCCCGAGGCGCTGTTCGTCGGGGAACTGGACACCGCCGACGTTGAGGTCAGCACGAACCGCACGGTCATCAGCTTCAACGTGGCCTCGGCCTGGGAGCGGCTGTTCGCGATCAATGAAGGCCACCGGCTGAACAACGCTTTCATCCAGTCGCTCTACAGCGGCGCGCTGGGGGCCTCGTTTGTTATCGCGGTCCAGCGTGATCTTCCTTGGGGCTATGACGCGCCGCGGCCCGGCGTGGTCGCTGATCTGAACGGCGGGTCGGTCGTCCGTGGCGGTTCGCCCGTGGTCGGCGGCGGGTTCGGTGGTGGTGGCGGCGGCGGTGGCGTGATCGACGGCGGGTTCGGGGTGTCATTCTGATGAGCGCACTGATCCTTCGACAGCAGGCCGCACAGGCCACAATCAATCGTTTCCAAGGCAAGCCCCTACAGCTCGGCAAGAACGACTGCGCGAGAATGACGGTCTTTTGTCTGAAGAAGCTCGGCGTAAAGTTCTCGCTGCTGAAGATCGGCCCGTATAAGACCGAGATTGGCGCGGCCAAGGTTCTGAGGGACTTGGGCTTCGGCAGCATCACCGAGGCGGTGGACGCCTTGGGCTTGCCCCGCATTGCCCCGGCCATGTGCCTGCCGGGCGACATCATGACCCTGAAGGCTGCCGGATCTGATGACGTGGCGCTGGCCGTCGCGGTCGGCAATGGCCGGGTGCTGGGCTTCTGGGAAACGGCGGGCGTGTGTGCCGTGTTCCAGCCGGTCGAATACGGCACCGCGTGGAGGTCCATCTAATGGCGATGGTTCTGGCAGCAGTAGGAACGGCGGTCACTTGGGTCGGGACGACCGCCGCTGCTATCTCTGCCTCGGCCTCGTTCTATCTTGCATCCGTCACCGGGATGAGTTGGGTCGCTGCCGGCACGGTGGTGAGCGCGGTTAGCCAACTGGCCCTGTCAGCTGCGACGACGGCCCTGATGACGCCAAACGTGGGCCGGGGTGGTTCTCCGATAGCGTTCAAGGCTGATCCGTCTGCCCCGATCTCTGGCGTGATGGGCCGGTTCGGCGTCGGTGGCCGCCAGCTTCATGCAAACGTCTGGGGGAAGGACAACCTCTTTCTGTCGTTCGCGGTCGCTCTCTCGCTTGGCCCGATCCAGTCGGTTGAGGGCTTCACGGCCAGCGGCGAGGCGGTCACCTTTCCCGGCGCTCAAGGTCTGGCTGCGGCGACCGAGCCCTATATCAACAAGATGTGGCAGACCTATCGGCTGGGCTTGCCGACCGACGCCTATCTAGGCCCCCCGACCGGCCTGTCGGATGGCACCCCGACCATGAGCGAGTGGACCTCGGCGCATACCCTGCCGGGCTTTGCACAAACCTTCTGGACGATGAAGAACAACTCCAAGCGGGAGGGCTACCAAAGCGGCGTCCCGGCCCCGCTCTGGACCCTGCTCGGGATGAAGGTCTATGACCCCCGGCTCGACTCGACCTATCCCGGCGGATCGGGTTCGCAACGCCGGACGGACTGGACGACCTGGACCTATAGCGCGAACCCCTATCTTCACGCCCTCGCATGGGTCCGGGGTCACCACAAGCTAGTCGCTGGCGGGACCATTGACCTGACGAAGCGCCTCGCGGGCGTCGGGGCACCAGACGCGGCCATCGACTTCGCCGCCTTCGTTGAGGGTGCGAACGTCGCGGACGCGAACTCCTGGACGATCTCCGGCGAGTGGACCACGGCGGATGACAAATGGCAGACGCTGGCCGCCATGCTTCAGGCCGGTGGCGGTGTGCCGATCAGCCAAGGCGCCCAGATCAGTTGCATGGTCGAGGCTCCCCGCACGTCGCTGATGACGGTGACCGGTGCGGACATCGTCGGGTCGGTCTCGCTGAACGTGATGGCCTCGCGCCGGGACCGGCCGAACACGGTAATCCCGCGCGTTCGCCTTGAAGCGCACAAGTTCGAGGAGGTCGCGCTCGGCGCGGTGACCTCGGCAACCTATGTCACAGAGGACGCGGAAGAGAAGCGGGTCATCGAGACCTCCTATCGGTTCGTCGGCGTTGCCAAGCAGGGCGCGGAACTGGCGGGCTATGGGCTGGCCAACACCCGCGAGACCCTGAAAGCCTCGATCCCGTGCAAGCCCTACCTTCTCGGCCTTCGCGCCGGGGACGCGTTCACGGTCACTGAACCGGAACTCGGCCTGAGCGGCCAAAAGTTCGTCGTCATGCGCCGGTCGTTTGACCCGTCGTCTTCTATCGTGACGC